CAGCGATTGTGAACGTTGATTGGGTTGCAGGGTTTACTTCTTTTTCTTCCATCAGTCTAATTTTATTTGATTTTCATTTATTATCTCGTAGAATCGTGTTCTGAATTTATCCACACCATCCAGTTGCTCACTTGATAGATTTTGGCTATTGTATTTCACCCAACTGCGTAACTCATTCTCCAACTCCCAAAATGTCACCCATAGTTTTCTTGACTGTTGGAACATTTGAAGTTCCTCATTGTCCTCATCCGTGAATTCGTATATAACTTTCATAACTTTTCTATTTCTTTTTTTACTTCTGTCCAATAGAGAGAATTTTCAACTACATACTCTCTTGAATTATCTGCATACTTTATTATTTCCCATAATATCTCATCCACCGCTATCAAGGCACATTGTTTTGTTGAATCTAAATAATTCACCCATCCTAAATGCTCATGAAATACCTTTGTATGTGGCGTAAATTTATTTACTAAATCTTTTGCTTTTTCTTTTGGTGTCATAACTTTTGCAGTTCTAATTTGACCAACTTGTACCAATCATAAAAATCCTGCTCATCCCCTTCACTCATTGTAGGAATGTCCAATGTTAGTATCAACTCAACGTGATGTAATGCGCATTTTACTGCACGATTATATACATAGCGATCATCTTCACCCATCTTTATCCTTACTATTGGTTTAAAGCTTCTGACTAATTCAGCTGCGTATTCTTCTGCATTCATAACTTATCCGATATTATTATTTGTACTGGCGCATCAGCGTCACCTACAATTGTATTGCGTGCCTGCTTTGGTTTGAAGTATTCCAAAGTCTTCAGGTACAACTCAGACGCTATCATTTTATCCTCATCATTTCTGCTACCCCAAAGCTTATTCAAGAAGTCATTGAACTGCTCCGCTTGTTGACCGGTGATTGATTCACCCAATGCCTCCCATTGCTCAGTTCGTTTATTCTTTGAACCAACTGGCCTGCCACTTGCGTTATTCGTTTGTCCTTTTGGTAATCCCATATAATAAATTTTTGATGTTTACAAAATCTTATGAATATTACAACGTGGATTTCTTGATTGAATTAAAACAGTTTCAATATTAAAAGCCTCGTGTTCTTTTAATCCAGTTACAAATAAACGAATTTCATAATTCGGAAATGATTTTATATAGTTAGACCATATTTCATTTCTACATCCATCCATTTTTTCAAATGCTCTACCATTTTTTCCTTTTCCAATGTAAAAACATTCATTGGTTATTGGATTAAAATGACCATATACATAATAACAATTATTGTCTTCAAATGATTTAAAATAATTCAGCATAGTCTCAACTTTTTCATTCATTAATCTTGTTGAAACTTTTGATTTACATCCTTTTGGTCTTCCGTTGGAATTACCTGATTGTCCTTTAATAAATGCCATATGTTGTTTTTTATAGTTCCAATTTACTTTTGAAGTGGTTTATTAACTGCTCCATCTTATGGTCATAGTATTTGGTAAAGGTAAGGAATCCCTCCTTATCACTTTCCCAAAGCTTATAGAGAATGTTTCTAAGTCTTTGACCATTACTCTTGCGCTCTATCTCAAAGTCAGCTTTAAGGTCATTTAAAACCTCCCTTTCATTAGTAGCGAATTCCTCCTCTTTTATCGCACAATAGACAAATGAATTTTGAAGGCTGAATAGTTGACCTGCAGTTGCTGGAGTTAATTCATTAGTGCCTATCACAATGGCCGTAGTTTTGTCCTTACGACTTTTGATTGATTCGATTTGTGCAGGTAGAATTATCATATTTCAAATTTACTAAATTATTTAAGATAAGACCTAATTATTAATAGTTATATTAATTAATAAAGTAATAACTATAACTCAAAAGAAAAGAAAGAAAAAGAAAAAAAGGTAAAAAAGAAAAAGAAAGAAAAGAAAAAGCCCCCCCAAGAAAAACAAACAATTTCGCGAATAGCGAATTTACCTGAACCAAGCGTTGATGTATCGCAAGTTTGGCGTTTGCATCTCCCAATGCCAAAGGAGAATTTCTTTCTATTTATCATTTGAAGTCAGGACAGGATTCGAACCTGTACGCAAGGATCAACGTGTAGCCTTACTCTCTTATTCGTTATAGCGTCTAACCAATTCCGCCACCTGACTGTTTTTTATTTTTCCAAAACGTAATTCATCATCTCTTGCATCTTGATAATTAAAAGTTCCATTTCATCTTTATTGAGATACAATCTTGGACTACCTTTCGTATCATCCAACTCTTTTGTTTCAATGATGATTCCATGAAATTCCTCGGTTGGATAAATTTCAACATTCTGCTCTTCTGTTGCAATAACTGTTTTGTTCCAAACTTTATTTTTCATAAGTATCTCAAAAAAATCCCCCAATCGTATTAACTTGTTGAGGGTTATAACGAAAGGGGGAAAACGCTTAACCACTCAACACTACAAAGATAGTGATTCAGTTAAATGGTTGCCTATAAAGTTAATCTTTAGTTTTAAACAATTCTACAATTGTCATTGCCAAAACAACTGGCCAGCAGAATGCCGTAAACAACATACCTAAAACGTTCTCAACTGAAAAACGTAGGGTTTGCCGTAGGATCATCACGGCCATCAGTCCAATAAGTGATAAGCCTATCAGTAAATAGGACATAAAACAAAAATGTAGCAGGCTCATCATACTCCTGATTTTCTTGGTTTTCTTCCACGTTTTTTAGGTTGTGGGGTTTCTTCTTCAGTAGGTAGCACCTCTTCCCTTTTTAGTTGGTTATTGAGTTCGTCAATGATTTTATTAACGCAAGGAATGCAGCTACTCGTTTTGGTGTTAGTACCTTTCATTATAGTATCGAGCTGCGTAAGTAATTTACGATTGCCATCAGATAGCACATTGGTGCGTTTTACTTCTTCAATAAGTGCTTTGGCTTGCTCTACCAATTCGGCATCAACTATCTTTGGCCATTTGCCAGCAGGACAATCCGCAAAGGTCATCTTGGTTTTTAAGTCCAAGAAACACCCGCACGGCTTAAATGTGACACCATCGAGTGTAACTGGTTGGGAGAATGGGTTTAATTTATTTAATGGCATCCCACAAGTGCGAGTGGTGGAATTGTACACGGGGCATTCTATGCAGATATGCATCCGTTCATTTGCCATTTGCATTATCTTATTTATCATATTATAATAGCTTTTCTTATTTCGTTTTTTGCGTACTTAACAAAGTTATAAAGTGCCTTCTTTGGTATTCCAGTTTCATCGGATAACGTTTGATAGCTGAAATCATTTAAGGCATACAAGTAAAAGACTTCCCTTTCTAACATCGGTAACCGTGAAATCAAGATATCCAACTGCTCATTGGTTATCCGGTCACCTAACCACACCTCCACACTCTCGAAATCACGAAGCTGCGATTCAGTAGGTTCATCGGACATTTGGTTAAACTTGCGGATAGTATTGTGGTAATGACTGCGATTAGACCAATGGGCTATCTTCAGAGCGTGATTTATGTAGTGTTCCGAGTTCTTGATGGTTGATTTATTCTCAAAAATGCACAGTAGCGTATCGTGCAGAAGGTCATCTGCCTCATAGACATTGCCACCGCAAAGGTTGATTGCTAACCTTCGATGCTGCTCATATTGCGCCTTTGAAATATTCATCAATTACTTTTATGGCCTCTTCAGTGCCTTTCACATAAGTAGCATAATACCCACGTTTGTTCAACTGTTTAATCCATTCTTTCTGCTCCTTTGATACCACACCCTTTTCAGTCTTTACTTCAATAAAAAGACCGTGGTATTTTTCGTTTGGTTCGCATATTTGAAGGTCAGGAAATCCCTTCACATATCCAGTCATCTTCATTTTAATAGCTTGCTTCATTGATGTGAACATTCCACCTGCTGAGGCGCAATAAAGTGCATTCGGGTACATTACTTTGATGTATTGGACAATCGCAAACTGTACTCCAGCTTCACCTGCTAATGGTTTCTTCGCACGTGGCTTAATTGATTGGATTATTTTTCCTTTCATTTGATAAAATTAAACACAATTTTAATACCAACCACAAAAAAAAATGCATCTCGGAAGGCCCGTAAACATTGGAAAACTAAAAATATTTTAATTTTTTTCTTGACATATTAAAATTTATTTCTATATTTGCCAAACAAACAACGAAACAAAAAAGAAAATGAAAAACGCAACAGTTAACATCAACAAAATTTTAACAGTAATCAATGGATCATTAGTTACTGATTATAAAATGTCACAATTTAATGATGTTGTTTCTAACTTCAATGAAGTTAAAATTCAAGGTTTTGCCAAACCAAATAAATTAAATAAATACCGTAAGCAAATTGAAGAATGCGGATTTGTTTTAGATTCTGTTGTTAATTTATCAAATGCAGGTTTTGATAATGGTAATTCAGATGTAATGTATTTTGTTCTGAATTATAAAAAATAATTAAATAGTAAACAACTTAAAAAACAAACACTATGTATCAAGTTCACATTTTCAAAGGCTTTCATCAACAAGCCATCAACTGCGAATCATTGGAGCAGGCAAACGCCACCGTAATTGATTACGCTCACACTCGTGGTATTAAGTATCACAAAGATGAACACGGTTACTGCCACGCTTATTCAGGCAAGTATCACGTAAATGGAGTTGAAGCATTCATCTTTCAAGTTATTTAAGTTATGAGATTACAATATAAAAAAGTCCAATTGTATTCGACTAATTTGTCTCAATTCGAATCGGATAGAAATCCATTGAGTTCAGCAGTATTTGTTCTAAGTCACAAGGAATCAATGGCAATGGAAGCATTATTAATTGATTGGATTAACGCTCGTCAAGATGACAATTACAAATTATCAAAAGTTGATTTCTGTATCAATTTAGATGAAGGAAAAGAATTAATTGAAAAACTTAAAAGCCAAATCAGTTATGAAAAATGTTGATCTTAGTTACCCACGAAAGTACATTTGTGTGATGTCATCAAGCTACCCATCAGAGCAACTTGATTTTAACGCAATCGCTCAACACATTGCGGATAGTTCACCACGCAAACCATTTGAAAGAATGGAGGCACTGCTCAAAGAAAAAACATATAAGAGATGAGTCAGTTCTACGATGAATTTTCGAATGATGCAGAACGTGAACAAAAACAATGTTTGTATCAATACTGGAAGGAGTTTGAAACTGGTAAGCCTCTATCCTATCGTGAACGCAAAAGAGAGGAATATGAATTGAGTCAAGGTAGGCTTATCACAGTTGCTTACAAAGGAGTAATGATGCACATTGACTTTGAAACGGATTTAGAAAAAGAATATCAATCAATAATTAAAAACCAAAACAAGATGAAAACATCAAAAATCAAGTCCATCCAAAATGATGGCACGTGGAAAGACCTCTTTAAGTTCGAGGTACAAATGGAAAACGGAGACGTTGGCGGATGCTTTGCCAAAACTCAAATCCCAAGTTGGAAGGTAGGTGACGAGATGAACTACGAATATACCCAAAAGGGTAAGTTTTGGAACATCAAGTTTTTGCAATCCAACAAACCTGCGTGGAATGGTGGTAGTTCTGCTCCTAAATCTTATGGCAAATCTCCAGAGGACAAAGCTGACATCGCACGTGCCGTAGCATTGAAGGCAGCCGTTGACTTGCACAAAGGTGAAGGCGAACCGATGGAAAAACAGATAGGTATCATTTGCGCTACGGCTCAGGCATTTGAAATCTATTTGACTACTGGCGACAATCCCTATAAGGATGCGATAATGGATGGTAAAATGTCAAACGCTGATGACCTCCCTTTTTAAGGGGGGTTGTCACTTTTGATGACCCGAAAGAATTTATTGAATATCTAAAAAAATTAGTATGATAACAATGACAATTGATGGAAAGGAGTACCAACTAACTCCAATAACACAAGAAAAAAAACTTGTAATAAAAAGAGAATTCACATTTGAAATTCACCCCGATGAATTGGGTAAAATGACATGGGATGAAGCGATAGAAAAAGTTAGTGAGTTAGGTGATGGTTGGAGATTACCAACTATAACTGAACTTCAACTCATTTGGGAATCAGGACACAAAGACCTTTTCAAAAAAGAATGGTATTGGTCATCGTTGGGGAGCTACCCAATCAACGCATGGGGGTTCTATTTCTACAACGGCTACAGCAACGACAGCAGCAGTAAGTACAACTACGGCTATGTTAGGGCTGTTCGGGATTTAACTATTTAATCATTTAACATTAATTATATGAAATTTCGAACACTAATTAAAACACACTTTGCCAATACGCAAGAATTTGCAAGAGCGATGGAAGTGACTTGGCCAACTGGTCGCAAATACGAAAGTTACCCACTAACGATGTCAATACATCACATTGAAAAGTTATCCAAGCTTATCAACGTTGACAAATGCGAACTCATTGAATTGGCAGTAGCTGAAAATGAAAACGAACACGAACCTCAAATTTACTGCAATGAATGATTTATTATTGAAAGTGATTGACAATATGCGCGTTCAAAGCAAAAGTCAATTTAGAAACTTGCGTGAATTGTTAAACCCAGAACTAAACTCTGAACTAATCGAAAATTTAGATGAGTTGGTGGAGAAATTCGATAGCCAAAAAACGCTCAATGATATTCTTTACCAGTGCTGCGAAGAGGTGTATGGTGTAAGTCCTGAGGACATCCACGAAAAGTCACGCAAAAGAAACATAGTTGATGCGCGTGGTATGTTTATCACCTTCCTTTTTTTAGCAGATGGGAATCTAACTTGGCAAAGAATTGCTCAACAATTTGATCAAGACCACGCAACGGCTATCCATTGCACTCGTAAATTTTGTGAGTTGTACGGAACGGATGGGGAATACCAGTTCAATGCGAATCAATTTTTTGAAACGTTGGAGAAATATGGGTATAATTGCAAAGAAACTAAACGATTAATAAACTATGGACAACCTTACTTTACTCTCAAAGGTAGCATCACTGGAAGAGAGGATAAAAAGACTCGAAGAACTACTCCCGAAGAAATTAGCAGGCTCTCATTTCATTGTGCCATCACTTGAAGAAGTCGCAGACCACTTCCTTGAGAAGATGCCACACGCCACATCTGAAGATGCGCTAAACTTTGCTGATGTTTTCATATCTCATTACACCAATACGGGATGGAAGTACGGAAAGAATAAAATGAAGGACTGGAAAGCTGCGATGCGCTCAGCTTGGGATCTAACTAAATTTGTAACAACTAAAAACAATCACAATGACACAATTGGTCGAATACAACGGAACAGCCTACAACAATGGCTTGACGCATAACGAGAAAGCTTATTTGCAGGCGCAAGAACAAATCAATCTTGGAGATTGCACACTCTCGATTTTCAAACAGACTTTATCCTATGGAATCGTGCTATATGGAATCAAAACACTTCCATCAGATGAAGAAACTAATCTATTGTACGCAGTGATTCAAGGACATTATAGATACGTTACAATTGGCGAACTTGCATTAGCTTTTCAACTCAATGCAGTTGGGCAAGATTGGCCACGTGTGGAATGTTTTGGACTTATGTCGGTTGCCTTTCTTTCTGATGTATTGAAGCAATATTCAGAATACAAGATGAAGATGAATCTTGCCATTGATAAGAAGAAACAAAAGCTATCCATCCCTGCACCTTCCATTGACGAATCCACTCCAGTTAATTGGCTACAAATGTTTACTGATGACATTCAAATGTGGAAAGAAAATAAACGTGATTATGTTTTGATGTTAGCACCGATGAAAGTCCGCACGTTCTACGACAAAAAGATTATCAGAGACGAAATGTGGAGCGATGACGATTGGAAAAAGTGGCAATTCATGGCATACAAAAAAACATTGGACGCTCAATCAATTAGCGTTTACAAGGCCAAAAGATTGGATAAGTTAAGCCGTCAAAAGTTCAAAGATGATTACCAGTGTGAATTGTCAAGGCTCATTTACTCTGATATAATGGATAGCCATATTCTGCAACAAAAAATAAAGGACGGGTTATGATTTATAATAAAATATTATGAAACAAACGCAACATAACTTTCCTTACAAATGGACTTTGAAGGATGCAGTATTTACAAAAGATAAAGGTAAAGTGTTTAGTTGTTTTGCTTGTGGAGGTGGTTCAACAATGGGCTACAAATTAGCTGGATTTGATGTATTAGGATGCAATGAGATTGATCCTAAAATGATTGAAGCATACAAAGCTAACCACAATCCAAAATATGCTTATTTAGGGCCAATACAAACCTTTAAATTAAGAACTGATTTGCCTGATGAATTTTACAATTTAGATATTTTGGATGGCTCACCGCCTTGCAGTAGCTTTTCAATGGCTGGAAACCGTGAAAAGGACTGGGGTAAAGAAAAGGTATTTAGGGAAGGACAAGCTGAACAGGTATTAGACACTTTGTTTTTTGACTTTATTGATTTGGCTAAAAAGCTACAACCTAAAGTAGTGATTGCAGAAAATGTAAAAGGCTTGCTTTTAGGTGAAGCAAAAAACTATGTAAGGCAAATTTATAGGGAATTTGATTTAGCAGGTTATTACTGCCAACATTGGCTTTTAGATGCTTCAAAAATGGGTGTTCCACAACGCAGGGAACGAGTGTTTTTTATTGCATTACGTAAAAATTTGGCTGCACCATTTATGAAGCAAGTTGATTTGTTTACGGTTGCACCTGAATTGATACTTGAGTTTAATGAGCCAAAAATTACGTTTGGTGAATATAGAACAGCAACGGGTAAAGATTATTTGCATACGGAAAGAGGTAAATTAATGGAACACAGAATAAAAACCGACAAATGTATGAATGATATAAACCAAAGGTTATATGATAAAAACAGCGGTTTTAATGCAATGATATGGCACGATGAGGATGTTTGCTCAACCGTTACCGCTGGCGAAACAAATTGGCGTTATTTTGATGGAATGGCTTGTAGTGATAAAGATTATATTTTAACTGGTAGTTTTCCATTGGATTACGATTTTAAAACTAACTCCGAAAGCGGAGCAAAATATATGATTGGTATGAGTGTTCCACCTGTAATGACTGCGCAAATAGCAAAACAAGTATATGAACAATGGTTATCAAAAATGTAATTATTGTTATCAACCAACCAACTTTTTTCTAAATGATTGAATTCCACGATAAGCAAAAAGAGGCACTCTCCTATCTTGCAATTGATAACGAATGTAGGCAGTTACTATATGGCGGTTCTGCAGGTTCTGGAAAATCTTTTTTAGGTTGCGATTGGCAAATTAAAAGGAGATTAAAGTATCCAGGTACCCGAGGTCTGATTGGCCGTGCTGAATTAAAAAAGTTGCGATTAAGTACAATGGCTACATTCTTTGAACTTTGCACCAAGTACAATCTTATCGCAGGGAAACATTTTACGTACAATGGTCAAGACCACGTCATCAATTGGTACAATGGCTCACAGATTATATTGATGGATCTTGCGGATATGCCATCAGATCCAGACTTTGGGCGATTCGGTTCGCTTGAAATTACTGATTACTTTGTTGATGAGGCTAGTGAGGTATCGGAGAAATGCGTTAACATATTGAATTCACGTGTCCGCTATAAGCTAATCAATGACAATCCCAAAGGACTACTCACCTGCAACCCACATAAAGGATGGCTATACAGAGAGTTCTTCGATGCGCAGCGTAATAATTCAATAAGAAAAGATAGACGATTCATTCAGGCACTACCAACGGATAACCCACACATCTCACCAGTGTACATCGAATCATTACAGATGCTCCCCGACATTGACCGCAAAAGATTACTTGAAGGAGATTGGGATTACGATGAAACGAAAGACCGCTTATATGAATATGATGATTTACTGAGATGCTTTCGCACACCTGCAAATACCAACTCTGATAAGTTCATAACAGCTGACATCGCACGGATGGGAGATGATAGGACAGTGATAGTTGTGTGGAATGGATTGCACGCTGAAACATTTGTTGTCCTTAAACACAAACCTATCAATGAAGTTGTGGACACCATTAACCAACTTGTAAAATCGCACGGAGTAAAGCTATCTAATGTGCTTTGCGATGAGGATGGTATTGGTGGTGGTGCAGTTGACTACCTTAAATGCAAGGGATTTTTGAACGGATCAAAATCGGTGCGAGATAACTATATGAATCTTAAATCCGATTGCTATTTTAAGCTTGGCGAATTGATTACCAACAACCTCATAACATTTGAATCAACGCATAAGGACACAATCGTTAAAGAATTGGAAATGATAAGACGTGAAAAGTTAGATAGTGATGGCAAACTCCGAGTGACCAATAAAGAGGACTTAAAAAAGAGGCACGGTATTTCACCTGACTTTGCTGATGCCATTATGATGCGTGCGTTTTATGAACTCAAAAAGAATTTCGGAAAGTATGCGTTTGCGTAGAAATTGATTTATATTTGTAACCAACTAAAAAAACACAATTATGGAACTAAACAAACTAATCAAGATGCAGGCGGAAAGTTATGCATCTTTTGGTAACGAAGACGATATGAGCGGCTCTGCTTATTTCGCATTTATGGAAGGCGCAAAGTACGCACTACACCTACTCTCTAAACAAATTCAAGACGAGTTATGAAAGCAATCCAACATTTACCAAATTACTCATCTTGTGAAAAAGAAGAAAATCATTTTCTAAATTTAGAACAATTACTTTCTATTCCATTTGTAAAATGGTATAGTGATCAATCTGATTTTCATAAATTTTCATTAAGCATAGATGAAGATGAATGCAGTTTAATGGCTGAAATAAATGGAGGTGAAGATTGGTGGGTTGTTTGTGATATTATTGGCAAAAAAAAAGATATTAAAAATTTGAACTTACCAAAATTTGAAGAAGAATGAAAAACAAAATTACCCACGATGACCACGAAAAGCTGAAGGTGCTTAACCTACTAATGTGGTTACAAGCTTCATTGTATGCAGCTGATGAGTGCGAGACGGTCAAATGGTTTTACAATCATCAAACAAAGATGCTGATGAAACGACTCAATGAGTCCATTCAACGTGAACACGGCAAGACAATAACTGAACTTTGGAATGTGGATGGAGCTATACTACCTGATATTACTCGGCAGTTGGATGACTTCACTTATGAAATGGCAACCTATGGTTACTGGATGCTGCCCGAATTGACTAAATTGATTCAGAATGCAAAGGAGGAATCTGAAAAAGTGGAGGTGGTAAATGAGTAAGCAAAGTAGTGTTGAGTGGTTAATTGAGCAAATTGATTTTGATGCAAATACAAGATGCTTTAGTCAACCCGAATGGTTTGCTATTTTTGAAAAATCCAAAGCAATGCATCGAAAGGAGATTGAAGGTGCTTATGGACACGGACAAAATAATGGTTATATGTATGCTAATCTAAAAGCAATTCCAATCAGTAAAGAGGATTATTTTAATAGGACATTTGTAGATGAAGAAGTGCTTTAGTTGTAACCGCAAATTTCCTTTGTTCTTTTTCAGTAAGGATAAGATGAAATACCAAAGGCCAAGTGACCACAAAAGAGTGAAGTGTTGCAGAATTTGCAACTACTTAAAATGGTCAAAAGATGGCGAAGGTTGGTTCTTTGACTATTCCAAAGGTAAGTTTATCAAAGAAATATTTAAATCAAAATTTAGCGTATTAAAAAGAGTAATAAGATGAATATAACACACGATTTCGACAACTGTCAATCAGACATTTACAAAGAAGTAATAACCGATCTAATCTCAAGGGAAAAGATGGGCAGGATGAAGTATGGAACTACAGTAGATAATGCGAATTTATCAGAGCGTGAATGGATGCAGCACGCCTACGAAGAGGCTCTTGATTTTGCTATCTACTTAAAACGAATGATGTCAAAAAAATGACATTAGCACCCCCGATCAAAAGAGTGGCATTGCGCCACTTTTTTTTTGACCTTAACTCCTCATTTAATTCCGCATTTAATCCCTCTAATTGTGCAATATATCGCACATTATGCTCATTAAGTTGTGCATATGTATGAATTATGCTACGATTATTCTTATCTAATTCAATATAATAATCCAATGAGCGCACACCCAAAACAAATAACCTACGTTCAATGCTCAAAGAATCCAGCGCCTTCGAGTTCAATGAGTCTTTGGATAGCTTTTGTGTATGCGCTATCAATGGCAGTGCTATCCATAAGATAGATAGTATCAATGTCCTTTTCATAAATCGTTTTAAGTTTAGTGCGTTCAATGGTTAGCGTGTCTATTGTCCGCAAATATGCGGTGATGGTATCTGAAGTGGTTACAATTTGTAACCGACTGGGTTTAGGTCTGCATAATAAAATACCAATGGCAATGCCAATACTAATAGATGCGACCTTGATGAATACGATAGTTCTTAACGTGAAAATCTTTTCCATTACCTCTTGTTATTATGGCAAATCCGTGATTGAATTTTGAATAGGGGTTATAATCTGGACTTAACTCGGAAAGGCAACCCACACCCCAACACGTTATCACTTTGCCGTTAACATCTCTTTCAGTATGTTCAGCAGTTTGGTGATGGTGACCACACATCGCATTCGCTTTTGTCTTTAAGAAAAGTCCACGTGCAACATTTACTGATGGCATAAATTGCTTACCAAATTCGTGACCGTGAAAGATGGATAATCCACCTACGTTTAATTTATTCTTTCCTTCAATCCATTGCACGTTATGTTTATCAAGATGGCAAAGAGAGGAAAAATCAAAGGCATCAATATCAACCAACTCTGGAGCTTTGACCCTCATAAATCTCCAATAGCGTTCTTCGTGGTTTCCTTCCTTGTAAATAATTTCTGCATTAGGAAAATTTTGTCTTAATTCGTAAATGAAAGTACGCATTGCATAAAGTTCCTCCTTGAATTTGCGCTTCTTTGGATCCTTAACAAAATCAGATAATTGATGGCAGTCAAGTGCATCTCCATTTAAGATAACCGTATCAACATTTTCATCAATTCCGCTTTGTATTGCAACATTCAAAGCCTGAACATCGTGGTATGGGATGTGGATATCTGATAGGATTAAAATCTTTTTTCCCTTGATGTCAATGTGCTTGCGACCTTTGGCATACGACTTGGGTAACTTGAAAGGATTGCGTGGTCTTTCCTCTGATTTGTACAATGACTTATCAGTTGTTTGTTTTCGATTCGTTACACCATTCTTTCCTTCAATCCTGCGAAGTACACTCCTTGCATCTTCAACTCCTAAAAATGTTTCAAAGTGTTCTTTGCTTAACTTCTTTGCCAACGTTAAAGTTGGTGTGTCTGGGAAACGCTCACGCAATTCACGTGCGATTTTTGTCTTTTGACTTTCTGCCATATGTTTTTAGAATGGTTGGTATACTGTTCTACCACCACTCTTGACCGCACGTAATATCTGACCTCTGTTCCCATCTTTGTTGTAACTTACGTGAACCCAAGAAGGTGCATTCTCATTTCCGAACTCCCATATGAGTTGGTCAAATTTACAATTATTTTTTATGTAATCAAATATCTCTTTGTTATTTATGCCACCGTGAATATCTGCATCAATATCTAAGGCCTTGCCTTCCATATGCTGCGAATTCTTTGAGCCTCTTATACGTGTGTTTAGTTCGTGACTTCTGAACGCAGATGATATTCCGATGGGCTTACCAAAATGCTCACGCACCTTATCAAAAATGTTGGTGCAAACTAACTTAAGATTCCCCAATTGTTCAGCATTTGGAGTATTACCAATGCGCAAAGCTTGTGCCTGGTTGCTATGCGTTACCTCTTTGTAGCTTACGTACTTACTTACCTTTTCCATCTGTCATAGCATCGGTTATATCTTCGCTCTTTCTACCTATGATTGTCTTTATCTTACTCCACAAATCCTTACCAGTTACTGATTCAATTGATTCAATAATTGATTTGAATTCAATAATGGCTACCACGGTTGCAATTAACTTTGTGATGGGGATAAGTTGCTCAATTATGTAGGTCTCAATTAAGAATCCGCTAACGATTGCTATTTGATACAACATCAATTTAGTTACTGTATCACTCATCCTTCTTGAGCGAATTCGCTGACCTAATTTGATAGCTTTCCAAATGCCCACAACCATATCCATAGCCACCAAAAAACCTATCGTAATCATAAGTTCTTTGATTGGCAAAAATACCGTTGCAATACCCAATAGCCACAACTTTACTTTCATCTCTTTTCTTGTTTTTTAAGATACTGCTTCAATAGCTTTTCGTACTCCTTACGCTTTAATACGATGGGGGTAGAAAGTCTTTTATTGACCACTTGTTGCGCCATTCTTTATATGAATTAGAAATTAAAAAGTTGCTCTTTCCGTATGGGTTACGATCAGGGAAAATGTTGTTATCAGTGTTATTCGTGTACTCGGGGAACAATTCGCTATTATAACACAAATAGTCTACCATTCTTTTGGTGTACCAACGTGCGTTTTGACGTGCAGCTTCTTTCAAAGACTCCATTTCGAACTTTGTAACTGGTGTTGTGTCCTCACTTTGTCTACTCACCAAGTTGCCATTGTCGTGCTTATACAAAAGAGATGGATATATCTCCACCATAGTCCACCACAACACAACCTTTAATACATATTCATTGAGTAGTATTTCATAATCGCCTGTAATCTCACCAGCAGCGACATCAGCTTTCAATTTAACCGTCAAATTTGTACCCAAAAAGTTGGTCAAATACTTATCTTGTGCAAGATAGATGGCAGGTCTGATAAGGTTGGGATCAACTGCATCAGTAAGTGGTGTAAATTTCTTTATATAATCCTCATTGATGAGTAATATTTCTTGTGGTATAGGCATTTTCTTAAATTTTATTTGTTTCCAAAACGTGGATTTGTTGGTAGAAATCCATTGTATGGCATATCAATAGGTCTCTTTTCTACCAAATAATTATTTCGAACTTTGTACCCAGCCTTTTCAGCTTTTGACCATGCTTGTGTGCGCACATTTGGGTTGTTCAAATCAAGACCAAATCCTTTTGCACTAATATACAACTGTTTTTTCCAAATGTGATGGCAGTTACCACCGCCTTTATACAACCAACATGAGTAAGTATCCGCACCATTTGGCCCCCATCCTGGGTTAACTGCCTTATTGCTCATTGCAAGTATATCTTCCTTTCGATATAGCTTGTCAGCTTGTAGCATTTTAGTACAAAACGGACGAGTAACATCTGTGATTTTACCGCTGTATCTGTAACGTGTGTAATACTTACGCTCATCTATTGTTGCGTCCTGCTCACTTGTTGCATTTGGCTTAGCAGTTCCTGTGCTTACTTGATGAATTTCGACCGCATCAAATATGTGTGATATCGCTTCGTTCTCTGCATCATCCTCATCATAGTCAACATCATACTCATCTATCAAAATCCAATCTTCATTAGCATCTTCACCCAATGAAATGAGTTCTTCTGCTATCTCATCGAGTTCAATCGCATTTGCTTGAGATAGGTGCGTGTGTTCGCACTCAACTTTTTTTTTTACTGCTGACTGCTGCGCTTCAACTGGTTCTACTTCCAAAATATCATTTGAAATAATCTTTGGAGTTGCAACCACATTGGATGCCTCACATATGATGGAGATTCCATCTTCAATTAATCTTTGAAATGGCTCAATAACCTGCTTTTGGAATATGAATAAAGCAGTTTTCATCTCATCGGTATTGCTACCCAATCCACCGCCATCACGCACACCAAATAACAAAGGAGATGTGACTCTGTGAGCAATCATAATTTGCTTTGTGCATTCCTCACTTAAAAACTGATATTGCTTATCTGCATCGTGAATGGGAAAAGATGTAAATTCAACACCTCTATCTCTTTCCTCATTAAAGAATGTCAACACCTTCCCTGCATTTTCCGCACCTTGAATAGACATCTGTAACTGATTCTTAATCATGTGTTGCTCTTCCAAAGATGGAATGCCATTGTTGAAAGATGCAATCAATGAAGGGAAAAATCCGTTGAGAATATTGTTAACGTGGTATTCTCCAATTTGTCTTGTAAGTTCAATGTAGTTAACACTACCAATGTAATCAGGTTTAGGATAGTATTCACTACCCATTTTCAAAGTATGTATGAAAAGAACTTGCTTTGGCAATTCCTCTTTAGTTTCTTCATCAAACATCGGTATGAAATGCGGTGTGTTTTTCTTTTTCCGCATATCGCTCCAATCTCTCGAATACCAAACACCAATCAAATCATCATTTTCATCACTACACGCAAGGCGACAATTCTCAAAAGGCAAATGATTAACCTGCGCAATGGTTGTTCTATCCATTGACCAGATAACCTCCAAATAATAACCTCCAAATAATTTAAGGTCTCTTGATATATGCGGTATAATTGAATCAATTTTTAACCCACTCAAATACGCATTAGCGGTATCATTACCACCACTCACTCCCTTCCCTGCAATCATTTGGCTAATTGAGTTCACAATTGATCCGTGTACTGGCGATTCACTTTGTAACTCAATCAAATATTGTGGATACATATTAGCCTCACCAAAATTTACCCATCCCCTTGATACATTTTCCTTTTCAATGGGTGCAATCTTTACGTATTTAGCCATTTCGACTTTATCGCCGACTCTTGATTTTATATTTGAAAGGATATTATCCATTGTATTCGATGTCATTAGGTATGGTTAGTGATGGTTGGTCAAAGTACTGCGTCAGCGTAGTGAATTCAATATACCCACGCTTAATTTCTCCAACCACATCAGCAGAAGAAGCATCCAAGTTGCTATCTGAATTTTGACCATAAATAACGTAGTTGTAACGGCCTCCATCAGTGATGAGAATACTGCCATTAACGGCATCATCTGCATTTGTACTAATTGACAACGTACTAATTCTTTCATTGCTGCTTATTAGCGTTGGAATAACCGCAAATATTTCTAATGTAATTTCGTTCTGAATGATTAACAAATAATTCGTGAACGAAGGTAAAAGCAAAACCCCTTCCTCTAATGAAAGAAGAAGGGTTTGCGAGGCAGTATTTGTCTGTAAGTAATTCATCTACTTACAAAGATAATTAAATAGTAGGTGCAACAACTGTGATGTCATCAAAGTTATCGAAAGGAGTATCCGTAAATGATACCAAACGATAAGCCTTATGAGCTTCTTCAGCAGTAAATGTTACTGTATATCCGTTCAAGTCACCTTTGGCAACTCCAGTAGCAGTTGATGCGGCAGTTACTTCAGCGCCATCCATACGACCAACCATCCAGATATTGTCATTGTTGTCTTGTACAAAAACAACCAAACGATTTTTGCCAAGCAACTCCAATTGCTTTCTGCGTGGAGCAGATAATTTGAAGAAAGTTGCAGTTACCGTTTGAGTGTAAAAAATTGTACCGTTCTG